ACACTTACATTAGGAGGCCGTGATAATAAGGCAGGGATTATGAAAATCCTGAATGGTTCTGGTGCGGTGATGACCACTCTCGATAAAGATGGAATCCTCACTAATGGAAGATACACTTGCGGAAGTGATGAATTTGGCCGAAGAGCAGAAATCTCAGAGGGTGAGATAAAGATCATGGACAAAAGTGGTAATACTGTCGGGAGAATTTTTGCAGTAAGTAATGAAATTTTTAAAATCGGTACTGAAAATGCATTATTTAGAATGTTTAAGACTGGCGAGGTATATGTTGATTGCCAGTCATTCGGTGTAAACGGATATAACGGATTTACCGGAACAGTAGAGTATTCGGATGGAACTTATGAGAATTATGTTGGAGGCCTACTTATAGGAGGAAAATCGAAAGAGGGTGCTTATCCATGATTAGTAATAATAAATATTT